TGGATATAAACCATTTTCCAAAAGAGCTGCCATTGCAACTTTTTGAACATCATCATGTAATAAGGGGTTGAACGGCATTCCGGACACCTTGTTTGCTTTTTTTACACCACTCGCATGATTACAAGCATTGTGTAATTTCTTATGTATATTACCCATATTGTTTCCCTTCATTTGATAGATATTAGTTTCACTACTCATATTTGATTCCCCATAGTTTGGTTATTAATTGTTTTTGTTCATCTGCTAAATCTTTATAGTAAAAGAAATGATTAAGATCTGGTGGCTCTATCATTAAAGCTAACTTCTCAATGCTGCCTTCACAAAACATAATCATCTTTTCCCATAATAGAATCTTCTCTACCATTTTAAAATAAAGATTTTCCAAATGATCTGCCTTCATTAACTCATGGCTTTGATCAAAGATGACATAATCTTTATCATTAACATATACCAAGTAAGGTATCTTCTTTGTTGCCATGTAGTAGAACGAAGTTTGTGTAAGGTTTTCTATTGTAGGCTCTGTAGGTAATTCTTGAGTGATCATGTTCCACTCTTCCTTACCTTTAACCTTCCTTAAATTAGGTGGTTTAGTTTTAAGTTCTATAAATTTTGTTTTAGTTTCATAATCTATTCTACCGATTGTAGGTTTGATTTGAGTCATTTCTTTTTGCTCGACATATCTTTCACAAACTAATTTTTCATCACCAATTATCTGCTGCACAACTTTTTTTGTAATAGGAATACAATCTTCTGCGAACTTAATCATAGCTTCTCTGCCGAACTTATCTTTTTCGTCAACCGGTGGGTTCTCATTGATTGCTTCTTGTTCTGCTTTAAAACAAACTTGATAATCTCTATCCCATTCTGTTTCTTTAATTGTCTTTGATTTATAAATTACATCTGCAATTAATCTCTGGACCACATTGTTAACCAGGTTTCCAAAGTTAGCTTTATATCTAAATGCAAACTTCCTTCTAACCTCTTGAGGGAAAGTGTAACCAATTAAATTTTTTGCAAAAGGCGTTGATGTTGATGAGTAAGACCAATGATCTAATCCTTCACCACCATTAAATATCGAGAATGCTTTTTCTATTTTATCGTTTTCCATTTTTTTGTCTTTTCGTTTTTTTCATTCTGCTTACTACTGTTTCTTGCTATTGTCAAACACAAATTAAGATTGTATAACGGAAGGAAAATGAATAAAAAAAAACTACCATATAAAAAGGTTCGTATTATTTGGGTTGATATTTGTAGCAGCTCACAATGGTATGATGATCTAGCAGATGTTGATAAGTTTAGCTATTCCTGGTGTGAGGATATTGGTTATCTATATTATAAAGATTCTAAAGTAGTAAAAATATTTACTTCTTATTCTTATGATGAGGATAAGTTATCCATTGGTAACATCACAGCTTATCCAAGATCAGTAGTTAAAAAAATAATAAAAGAAAAATGACATATTCTGGTATCTTCGATGAGGTTAATAATAAGGATGAAATAAAAAAATTAAAAAAAGAAAACAATAAATTAAAAAAAGATATAGAAATTTTAAAAAAAGAAATTGATACACTTAAAACCTCTTTGGATATTGAGCTGCTAAGTAATGGTAATTAAAAATGGCTAGAGATATTTATTTTAAATCAACCGGAATCTATAATGATTGGCATAGAAAATATGACGGAATTGCTATGATTGATGTAGACTCTGTTGAATGCTGTATTAATTGTTACGAACCTCTTGCTATAATTGAGACTTGTTTTGATAGAGGTCAAAAATATAAGGCTACAACCCTGTCAAAGATCATTGCTAGTCGCTTAAATCTACCTTGTTTTTTAGTATTCTATAAGCCTTTAGACCAAGACACTCTAACTTTTAGAATCAAGCGTATAAGAGCCTCTCAGACAGAGTTTGAGCTGATGAATGAGACGCAATGGGTTGACATTTTGCGAGACTTACACCAAAACCATAACAAAAACTGTAAAAAGAAAGGAAAAAAATGAACACATCACGAGGATTTTTACACATTACCTATAAGGTATACCACCATTTAGACTTAGTTGACGGAGAGAAAAAGTCTCATTGTTTAAATGTTTTATTATCTGTAATGAAATATGCCTGGAAGAAAAATGGATATAAGGCAGATCTAAGACATGAAACTATCCATAAGGATACCGGACTTTGCCGTACCACAATTAAATCTTGTTTGGAAACTCTGAATAAACTTAACATTGTTAAATCTGTTCGAGGTAGATCTGGTAAAACTTATATTGTTAATGAGATATTTTTAAAGGTTGAGAAAACTTATGAGTCTTTTAATAAACCCCAGATAGCCGTTAAACCTACACCAGATAGCCGTTTTACGGCTACATTAGTAGAAGAACTAAGTAGTAATAATATAAGTAATATTGTTAAGAGTCATGCAGGGGATAGTGAAAGAATATTAGATGAATTATCTAAGCTACCTCTGGAAGAATTAAAAAATGAAAAGATAAATGTTTACCTCTGTAAACAAGCCATTCAAAGAAAGGAAGATAAGGAACGAGAAAGTAAAGCGACCTATGTAACACCTCAAAAAATGATGGCAGCTCTGGATCAAATGAAAAAATCTAGAAAAAAAGCTAACCCATTTTATAAAGCTAAAGTTGAATACAACAAAAGAAATAATTTAAATTGGAAAGGAGAACCAAATAAATAATGCCAGGTAGACCAATGCGAAAAGTGTTCTGTCAAGGTTACACTCGAGCCGGATTAAGATTGGGATTAAAAATACCTTGTAAAATGAAAGGCTATTTACTTGCAAATAATACTTACAAGTGTAAATATCATGGCTTCCAGAATGTAAAAGGTTTTAAAAAACAAAACTACTCTGATGAAACCAGAATAAAACAACTATCAAAACTAATACAATTTAGGAACTACTCAAATGAAAGACTCAAAGAATATTACTACGAAAAAATCAAACCAGGAATTGATAACAACAAACCAAGCAGATATAATTTGCGATGCTCTAGCAAATGGCAAAACCCTTACAGAAATTCTGGAAGATCGAAAGCAATATCCGTTCAGTTTGATGAAGTTTTATCATTACTTAAAAAAAAATCCAGAACTAGAAATAAGAATAACAGAGGCTAGAAAATACGGAGTTCAAACTCTGATTGATAAGTTGCTGCAGGTGTTTCAATACCAGGAAGTTGAGAATCCTAATGCGATCCTCTGGATTAGAGAGAAAACTAAATTTATAACTTTCTTAGCAAATAAATTAACAGATCTATACTCTGATAATAAACCTATTAAACAAAACATTGATCAGAAAATGACTATTAGTTGGGAAAATAACGATGATGATATGATTGATGTATCAGAGGATATAACTGATATACCCTCTGATAATAAAGATTAGATTTTATTTTATAATAAAATTTTTATCTATTAAAGAAGTAGATTTAACATTTAGTAATTTACTAAAAACATCTAAAGTTTCTAAAGATATTTTTCTACTACCATTCAAGTATTTATAAATATGATTTGTACTAAATGGTGCTTTTTTACCAAGACTTCTAATACTCATATTTTTATTTTTTATTATTTTTATTATATTGTTTTTTGTTATTTCGTTTAATTGCATTAAACTTTTTTAGCTATGTATTGGAACACCGGATCCTTTTGACCAGACGCATAACTTATTCTTTTTTGAAATAAAAGAACTGAACCCATTTCTGCTAGAGTTCTAAAAAGATTTCCAACATCCCTAACATCTGGATCTCTGTATCTATCTTTTGCAAGATAACCTCTGTGATATTCAATCGAGTCTTTTGGTTTAGATATTTGCATCCAATTTTCTGCTTTTGTTTTTTTGTTCATGTTTATCCTCTTTGTTTAGTTGTTTGTTTTTATAGTGAGTGTAAATTATTCCTTTAGCACTCAAAATATTTAATAGAGTTAACCTCTGTAACTCTCTTAAATTTTGTTTAATTAAATTATTATCCATATTAAAATAATTAGTATTAAAAAATATTTAATCCATGCGACATAGCGTCTATGAATTGGTTTACCTAATATAATCATTTATTTCCCCATTGTTGAGCCATTGCTTCGGCTATACCGGTCCAGAATTTAGATCTATCTTTGGACCCACGAGCAACATATCTATTCTTGTTTTTGTTTGTATTTTTATATCTACTAGTACCAGACTCAATAAAAGTTTTAACCTCTGATCGATCTATGACATTTGTAGGTTTTAATTTTGGTAACCCTTTTAACCACAATCTAGTTTTTTTTGTGTAAGGATGACCAAATTCATATGGTTGTATTTCCTGGTCATGTTTTGGCAATTCAAATATTTTTGATTGGACCGGATTTTCAATAGCAACTTTGCAATCCATATTATAAAAGCACATAAAGAATTTTTTTGCCTCTAATCCTTTATGGTATCGTTCCATATTTAATTTACCTTTTTCCGGGTACAATCTACAAGCACCGGCATTTGATAAATATGTACATGGTGGATGAGCAATTATTAAATCCCATTTATATTTTTCTAGATTTAAATAATTTAAAACATCACCTTTAAAATGATTTCCTGGAACCTCTGTATCCAAAATATCACATGACCAGGCGTCATGACCCATTTTTTTAAATGCCTCTCTAACTATCCCGGAATACTCACAAGCTATTAATACTTTCATTTTTTATCCTTTACTTTTTTTTGTCTTATTAAATATTTAGATATATCAAGATTAGGTTTTTTTTCTTGTAACATTTTAATTTTTCTAAGTTGTTCATATAAATATTTATTCATTTATTCCCCTTTATTTTTTTTAATATTGATTTTAATAATTTAATTAATGTCAAATTTCTTTCATCAAAAAGATTTTTATAAATTTGAATATCTAAATCATCGCTTAACCAATCAATTAAAAATTCTTTTTCTTTTTTATTTAATTGCATTTTTAATTATCCCCTTGTTGATTAATTATATTATTCAATTCATATACTTGTTGTCTCATTTTATAAAATTTTTGACTCAAAAAATCTTGATGAATTCTATCCATAATTTTATGATCAATATAAACTGAATAATTTGTTGCGTGTTTTAATGGAATAAAGGATTGCGTTCCATGTTCTTTTCTGGACCCACGACCCAACACCCGGACCCGATAACGATCTTTATTAATAAACTTTCTTACACCTTTTATAAAATCCCAACCCTCTTTAGAGTTTGGTATTTGATGAAAAAAATGTACACAAGCCTCTTTCATTTTATTGGTTTTTTTTGGTTGTATGTTTGTTGCGTTTCTTATTGCTTGTATTACTTCATTTGTGTCATATTCATTACTCATTTTAACCTCTTTCTATATCGTTATAATTAAAACTATTATTAAAAATAATAAACTTACTGAAAAATAAAAATTTAGACTCGACATTTTATCTCTCTTTCTTTTTTGTACTCTTTTTTGTTGTTAGCTTTGGAATTTAAAACGCAACAATACTCATTTATATAATGCTCATGTTGATATTTATTTTTAACAATTTTATTAATTGCGTTTATTCTTTTTTCTTTCCAATCATTTAAGATTTTTTCTATTTTTTTATTAGCCATTAATAACCTCTTTCTATTTTATTATTAATTTTTACAACAGTTGATTTAAGCTTTTTAATAAGTTGCTCTGTCTCAATCTCTGTTTTAGTTTTATTGAAATTTAAAAAGCCATTTAAATTTAAAGATCTTAAAAGGTGATCAATATGCATATCACCGAGTTTAATTTCTTTATTTTTGCTTTTTGAAAACCTCTTTTTTTCTAATAGTTTAATCGTATCTTGAGCCGGTTTTCTTTTATCAATTACGCTTTGTATTTTGATTATTTCGTCAAGTGTCATCTGTTTTTTTCCTCTCTTTGTTATTGTTTATTTAATATCAACTACAAACCCGGAATTGTCTCTGTCTAATTTTCCGGTATCTTCATTTAAAGTTAATTTTTCTTTTAAGCCTACAACTACATTTTTTTGATCTAAAAATCTTAGATCATGCAAGTCACCATTTACAACATTAAAACCTTTGTAAGTTTCCGGCAATTCTTTTCTAAATACAATTGCAACATTGCCACCGGCTTTTAATACTTGAGTTGATTGCGTGTCGTTCTCTTCATTCCTTGAAAATGTTAAATGATAATTAGCCGGTAATTGACCCTTTAAATATTTAATCATTCTATTAAAATGTTTTGTGTAATCATAAAATTGTACATTTGGAAAGTTTTGCATAAATGAGAATTTTTGCTTTTCAAACATAATATCGCTAGTAGTGTTTAATCTAATGACCGGTTTTAAATTATGTTTTTTGCAATAGATCTCATGGTTTCTAATTTCTCGAGTAGCCATTGATATGAATTTTGCCGTATCTTTAAAAAGCAATAAAGTTCTATTAACTCTTCCTAATGTTTTTTGAGGCATAAAAACCGGGTTCCCGGCTTCATTTAAACAAGCTTTAGTACAACCCTTTGATCGACTTGCACAAGTTTCAAAACCGGAAATTTTTGCCGGTGATAAATTTAAACGCTTGATTAGATATTTGTCTAAACCCTCAATATGTTTATTTTTGTCTGTTTTCGGGTTTCCGTCTGTAAACATTAATTTAGTCAATGTTTTGTATGTTGCTTTTTTTGGTATCATTTTTTTATTTCCTTTTTTTTGTTTTTAATTTAATTTACTGATTGATTTGTTTATTTATATTGACAAATTGTCGCATTAATCTTTGAATAATCTAAACCCAATTAAAGCGAATATTATTGTTATATAAAATAATTCATAAAGCATCTGTTCCATATTTCCCCCTAATTAATGAAATTCCTTGCAACATCTATAGCAAAAATTAAAAAACAACCAAACGCCAAAACAAAGCCGGTTGATTGGTAGTTTGGGTCTGTTGCCAGTACCATTCCGGCAACAGATAATAAGATTAATAAAACCCATTTAAAAACTGTAAGCATTATTTCCCCCCTTTCACATCTTCAATTATAAAATCTTTTAAAGCGTTTAAAAAAACTGTTTTTTGTTGTTTTAATATAGATCTAAAAACTGACGCTTGTTTTTCTATGTTTTCAATATCATAAAATAAAACATCAATTTCATTTACAAGATCATTTTTTTTTAATTGTTTTTTTTCTAAGTTGTTCATTTTTTTTTCCTTTGTTTGTTTTTTTTATAATAAATATCAAATGAGTTAATTTATTAAACGACACAATTGTCGCACCCATTACAGCTCATGCCTTATTTTTGCCACAATTAAAAAAGTTAAAAAAAATTAAAAAGAATTGAAAAGAATTAAAAAGAATTAAAAACATGGTTCAACTTTATCAAGCAAACAATTTCAATCTTATGCAACATAACAAACGGAATAGATAAGCCGGTTTATTTTCCGATAATTCCAGGTTATCAAACATTACTATTGATAACGCAAATATATCACTAGTAATATTCCTGGAGTTTTTAAAGGTTTTTAAAAATTACTACCCCCGTATACCCCAAATTTTCTACCTAACTTTTCTTATATATATACATGGGATTTTCCAACAGACACACAGACATACCCTGCACCAGTTATACAACCCTTTTCCCAAAATTATTTTTTTGTTGTTTTAAAATATGAATACACTACATCTGGTATATGGATTATTTAAATAGTGATGACTTTGATTGTATTGCTTATGTTGATGAAAAGACTAATAATCTAACAATAAAATTCTTTGGTATCCCTAATAAGAAAGCAGCAGAACTATTTGCAGATTATGTAATGATGACATTAGGTGTTGAATACCATCCTGTTAACGAGGCTTCTCGTTCTAAAATGATGCATTAAACAATGAACATTAAGATTCCGTATACTCCCAGAAAACATCAAAGTTATCTACATCAACAAATTAATAAATATAGATGGAGTGTGCTAGTTTGTCACAGAAGGTTCGGTAAAACAGTATGCATGATAAACCATTTAATTAAATCAGCTCTAACCTGTAATTTGAAGAATCCTAGATTTGCTTATATTGCTCCAACATTTAAACAAGCTAAGTCTATTGCTTGGGATTACATGAAACAGTTTACAGCTAAGATCCCAGCAACGAAGTTTAATGAAACAGAACTTAGAGTTGATTTACCTAATGGTGCTAGAATTACATTGCTTGGAGCAGAGAACTCAGATGGGTTAAGAGGTATCTATTTAGATGGTTGTGTCATAGATGAGTACGCAAACATAGAAGGTAAATTGTTTGCAGAAATAATTAGACCGGCATTGTCAGACAGAAAAGGATACTGCGTCTTTATTGGAACACCTGCCGGAATGAATAATAATTTTTATGATCTATATCAACACGCCAATGGTGCAGAAGATTGGTTTAACTACAAAGCTAAAGCAAGTCAGACAAAGATTGTAGATCCAGAAGAATTAGAAAAAGCAAGAGAAGTTATGGGTGAGAAGAAGTATATGCAAGAATTTGAGTGTGATTGGATAGCAAACATTGAAGGTGCAATATATGGCGATGAAATGAACAAACTAGATGATAAGAAACAATTAGCTAGAGTTCCCTACGATCCCACTTTGCCTGTCTCAACTGCATGGGATCTCGGTGTTGCAGACCACAGTAGTATTATATTCTTTCAACAAAAAGGAACTGCAGTACAGATAATAGATTATCATGAAGAGAGGGGTCATGGTTTACCTCACTATATTCAGTTGCTAAACGAAAAACCTTATGTTTACAAAGAACATTACGCACCACACGATATTGAGGTACAGGAGTTCGGCAATGGAAAGACCAGAAGAGAGATAGCATATCAACTTGGAATTAGATTTAAGGTAGTACCGAAGCTACCAGTAGAAGAAGGTATCCACGCAGTAACCATGTTGCTCAACCGATGCTGGATTGACACAGACCATTGCAAAAATCTCATAGATGCGTTAAGACATTATCACCGGAAGTATATTGATAAAAATAGAATGTTTAGATCAAAGCCGGTACATGATTGGAGTTCTCATGCTTGTGATGCAATGCGTTACCTGGCAGTAGGATTGCAAGAATTAAATACTAGACAAACTGCTCCACAAAGTGTAGCAGATAATGATTATAGGATTATGTAATTATGGGTTCAATTTTTAAACCAAAGACACCTGATTTGCCACCTGTTCAACCTTTGCCGGAACCACCGGATACAGAGTTGTCAGAAGCCGAGCAAAAAAAATTAGATGCTGAAATGGCAGCTAAAGAAAGACGAAGAAGAGGAAAAAAATCAACACAAAAAACTTCACCACTTCTTGAAATGGAAGAAGCAGATTTGGAGAAGAAAACTTTATTAGGATAATTATGTTAGAGAAAATAAAAAAAGTATTTAAGAAAAAAAAACCTGCAGTAAAAAAAGTTATCAGCAATATGGATGACTTAGATAATGGTGTAGGTGTTAATCAAGAAGTTAAGTCTCAATCTAAATCAGAAGTTAAAATTGAAACTAAATCTTCTTTAACATTCGGAAAATAATATGGGAAGTAACGCATCAACTGGTGGAGGTGGAGGAGGAGTTGGTCCAGCAGGTTTAGTTACCAAGACAGGTGAAACAGGAACTGCAAAAGACGCAAAAAAAGTTCAAGGAAGAAATGAATTTAGAAAATTTGTTAAAAGTGGTGGAGCAATAGGAACCATTTTAAAAGGTGTTGGAGAAGGTATTAGTAAAAAAACAAAAGAAATGAATTTAGCAAGAAGAAAAAAATTTATTTCAAAATCTGGTTTAACAGGAGATGATATTAATATGAGTGATGAATATCTTTCATCCAAAGAAGGTTTAGCAGAATTAAAAAAACAAGGTTATACAACTGCATCAGATAATATTAATACTGGTGGTAATGATAATAATGGTAATCAAGTTGTACAAGCACCTGTTGAAACAACTATGCCTGTTGAAGAGTTACCACAAGAAGTTAAAGCTGTTGAAATGACTTCAGAAGAAGCTAGAGCAAAAGCAAATCTATTACTTAAAAAAAGAAGAGGAACAAGAACTAAGAGTTCTTTAATAGCAACATCTCCTCAAGGTATTACAGATGATAAAGGTTTAACTTTAGGTAAAAAAAGTTTACTAGGATAATATGCAAACAGATTTAACAAAAAAATTATTAAAAAGATTTGATAGATTAAAATCTAACAGACAAAATTGGGAGTCTCATTGGCAAGAAGTTGCAGACTATATGCAACCAAGAAAAGCAGATGTTACTAAATCAAGATCTAAAGGTGATAAAAGAACTGAATTAATTTTTGATAGTTCACCATTACAAGCAGTAGAATTACTTGCAGCATCACTTCATGGTATGTTGACGAACCCATCTACAACTTGGTTTTCATTAAGATTTAAAGGTGAGGAACTTTCAGATAACGATGAAGCAAAAGCCTGGTTAGAAAATGCTACTGAAGTTATGTATAAAGCTATCAATAGATCTAACTTCCAACAAGAAATATTTGAACTGTATCATGATCTAATTACATTCGGTACTGCAGCAATGTTTATCGAAGATGATGAAGAAGATGTTTTAAAGTTTTCTACAAGACACATTAATGAAATTTATATTTCTGAAAATGATAAAGGTAGAATAGATACTATTTTTAGAAAATTTAGATTAACTGCTAGAGCTGCAATACAAAAGTTTGGTGAAAATGTTTCTGATAGTATTGTAACTAAACACAGAAAAGATCCATACGAAGAAGTAGAAATACTTCATGCAGTATATCCTAGAGCTGACTTTGATCCTAAGAAACAAGATAAATCTAATATGCCATTTGAGTCTGTTTATTTAGAAGCAGGAACAGGTGATGAATTATCTGTATCTGGATTTAGAGAGTTTCCTTTTGTAGTACCAAGATACTTAAAAGCATCACACGAAATTTATGGAAGATCTCCTGCAATGACAGCTTTGCCGGATGTTAAAATGCTAAATGAAATGTCTAAGACTACAATCAAGTCTGCACAGAAACAAGTTGATCCACCTTTATTAGTTCCGGATGATGGATTTATTTTACCAGTAAGAACAATACCTGGTGGTTTAAATTTTTATAGAAGTGGAACAAGAGATAGAATTGAACCATTAAACATTGGAGCAAATACTCCATTAGGTTTAAATATGGAAGAGCAAAGAAGAGATTCAATTAGAAATGCTTTTTATGTTAATCAACTTATGATGCAAAGTGGTCCACAAATGACAGCAACAGAAGTTATCCAAAGGAACGAAGAGAAGATGAGATTACTTGGTCCAGTTCTTGGTAGACTTCAATCTGAATTATTAAAACCATTAATCGATAGAGCATTCTCATTACTGATTAGAAAAGATTTGTTTGGACCTATTCCGGAATTTTTATCTGGTCAAGATATAGAAATTGAATATGTATCTCCATTAGCTAAAGCACAAAAATCTGCAGAGTTACAATCAATCATGAGAGGTATAGAAATTATGGGTCAGTTAGCAAATGTTGCTCCAGTATTTGATCATTTAAATATGGATAAACTTGTTAAACACTTAATGGATATTGTTGGAGTTCCACAAAAAGTTTTAAAATCTAGTTCAGAGGTTCAAGCAGATAGACAAGCTGCACAAGAACAACAAGCACAACAACAACAAATGGCACAGATGCAACAATTAGCTGAAACTGCTGGAGCTGCTGCACCA